CATTCAAAAATAAAATCAGCAATAACAAATAATAAAATTAGTGAGACTTGTTGTTTACAGGTAAGGGAACATTTTTTTAAAACAATTAATTTACAAGAATATTTACTTGAACATAAATGTTCACATAAAATTTTATTATTTCAGGTAATACATACATTAGCAATAATATCAACAGAATTTAAAGGTTTTAAACATAATAATTTATTATTAAAGAATATTTTAATTTATTTAAAAAAGAGTTCTGATACACATACAGAATATGAATTTAATAATAAAAAATATTATGTACCAAATTCAGAATATGATATTAAAATAACAAATTTTGAACAGTCATTCATTCCAAAATTTTATGGAAAAGATAAGAAAGGTGATGATATTATTACATTTATAAATGATTTAATGAATATTACAAAAAATAACTGTAAAGAAACATTAAAATTTTTCGAAGAAATAAAAAATAAAAATATAATAGATATTTTAAATAATAAATATTTTGATGAATATTTAAAAAAACCTTCTAATAATCAAGAAATGTTTAGTAATAATAATTATTTAACGGGTGCAATTAATACTTTTATGGATTCGGATTGTTCTGAATTTGGAAAACAAGAATTAATATCTAAATATACTATAATGACAAATAAACGTATAATTAAACAACATAGGCGTATAATTCATCAAGAAGGAGGAGATAAAACAGAATCTGGACCATTTAAGAATGAAAAAAATTCTCCTTTCATGTCGAACGACCAAAAAAAAATTAATGAAAAAAGAAATTTTGAAAATCCTGTTAGAGAACCTCCTGTTTTATTAGAACAAAAAATATATGATACATCTCAAAAACCTCCGCCAAAATCACAATTTCCACCATCATTTATTCCATTATATACCGGTGAAGGTGAAATGGCAAATCATTTATTACCATATTCTAAAGTTATAAATCAACCGCCAGTACAAAAAGTTTATAATATTAGTTTAGCAAATCCACTAGTTGGAAATACAACATTAAATAGAATATATGAAGATATTTTACCAGGCGACCCAAGAAATTTTACAGCAATAACAATTTATGAAAGAAAACAAATAATTGATTTTATTCGTAATAGTCTTATTGAAAATTGTGATGGTGAGGAAATGAACGAAAAAAAATCATTATTATCATATATTAAAGTTATGGAGATTAATCCTTATTCTGTTAATACAAATCCATATATGAATTTACCAAGAAATTTTTTATTATATAGGTCGGGATATCCTATACGTTTAGATGAAAAAACCAAATCATCTATTATGTTGGCTAAACCATCAATGGGAATAAATATTAGAATGTATATGTTATCAGAAGGAGATTTAAGATGTAAAACAATTAATAATAATATAAATGCTGATAATTTTGATGTATGGAGAGACCTTAAATATTATGATTGGGTTAGGGATGAAATAGTTAAAAAGAAAATATCTCCAAATTTTATTTGTCCAATTCTATATAAAATTGATACAAAATCAAAAATTCAGTGGGATAAGTTAGAAATGGTTAAAACAAATAATTCTATATTAGATGATGTCAATAAATTAAAAGATAACCAATCTAAAATAAATAGTAAACATGATTTAATAAAAGAAAGAATATTAAATTTTTTATCACCTGACCAAAATAGAAAAAATAATAAAGATGATAAAGAAGATTTAACTCTTAATACGAATAAAACTTTAATATTATTAACTGAAGCTCCAACTAGTAGTTTACATCAATGGTCCTCTATTATTTATGAATCATTTGGTACACAAAAAAAAATGATTTCATCAGGTTATCATCCTCCAGATGTATGGAAAACTATATTATTTCAACTTGTTTATGCATGTGCAGCATTACAAACTAGAGGTATATATCTTAATAATTTCACATTAGAAAATAATGTTTATATTAAAGATATATATTCTGACCCTAATGCGATAGGTTCATGGATTTATAAGATAAATAACATAGATTATTATATACCAAATTATGGTTATATTTTAGTTATCGATTCAAAATTTGCAGATATTAATGTTGATGAATGTAAAGAAACTAAACAGAAATTTAAGGTATATGGAAATATTTATACAGAGAATTCAGATTTTGATATGACTAAGTTGGATACAAAAATTTTAGAACAGTTTAAAAGTTTAATAAATCCTAATAATTTTGGTCATGCTTTTAAATTAAAAGGAGGCTCGATTGCAGACGAGTCTATTATCGATTTATTAAAAAAAATGCATGAATCCCCTATTCTAAAAATTAAAGATTATTTAATCGAATTTTTTAGTGTATTTACTCATAATAGAATAGGAACTAAATTATATAAAAGTGAAAGAGAAAATATTAATATGTTATCAAAACCTGATTTTATAAAAGGTAGTTTGATGATTTATAAACGTAGATATGAAGATTATGAATGGGTTATATTTGTTGAAGATGATGCTAGTTCAAGTTTAAAAAAGAAAATTATTTCAATGAAAGATAATATTTATAATCATGAAAGTGTTTTCAGTTCAGCATTATTTGGGTATCCAGAGAAAGTTTTTCCGGAAACAAATAAAAATATGAGATATGATGAATCATATATTTATGAGACCTATAATTTTAATAATTTAGAAAAATAAAATCTAATTTAATTATAATGGAAAACCCTATTGGATTCTTTTGTGATAATAAATATTCAACTAGTCTTAGAAATGAAATGATTAAAAATCAAGTAAGAATAAATGAGTGCGAACAAGGATTATTAGAGAATACATTTTTTTCAGATGAAAATTTTGATTTAATTAATAAACAATTAATAATGTCTGTTTATAAAAAAACTCAATATAAAATAAGTCCACAATCAAAACAAAGTTTACTTATTGTTATGAGATATGTTTTCATTGAAAATGCAAAACATTTACCATATGATATTCCAGAACAAATAAAAGAGTTAAATTGTGATGTAGTAACAGAAATAGTACCTGATATTATTACTAATATTAATCAACGTATTAATTATTTAAAATTAATTAATTCTCCTAGAGAGTTATTAGAATTACCAAAAAATGTTAGTAATAGAAATAAGAAAAATTTACCTTCAATAACATCAAGATTAGGTGTATATTAACAAGATTAAATATATAAAAAAAATTTATAATATAATATAATGTACATTTATATTATATTATTTATATTGATTGCAATATTATTTTATAAACAAAAAAATATAGAAAAATTTACTGATACTATTGATTCTAATTCTATTATTGCTCGAAATTATCCAATAAATGTTCAAGCATTAAGAAACTTGTCCTGGCTTGCATCACAATTAACAAATAATCAATTAATAATTCCTGGTGATTTAACAGTTAAGGGTAATATTAATATTAAGAATTGGAAAATTAGTGGTGGTGATAGTTTATCAATTACTAATTCTACTGCTCCTGCAACTATTAATACAGGAGTTACATTTAATTCTAACGGTACAACAAATTTATTAAATTCTGGTTCAATATTAGCTTGGTATAATTTACAAATTCCAAATGGTTTTTTAATTTGTGATGGGAAAAACAATACTCCTAATTTGATAGGTAAATTTATTTTAGCAGCGAGTACTAATTATCCAATTAATAGTTCAGGTGGAACTAGTAATACATTTATATCATCAAATATGATACCAACGCATGTACATCAAATATCTTTTATTACAGGAGGTAGTGAATTATTAATGGGTGCTGCAGCTACGACATTAAATAGGTTAGTATATGATCCGCTTGTTAATGGGGGTGGTTGTGATGGTAATTGGGCATATGGATATAGTAATAGTGTAGGTTCAAGTCCTCAAAAGATAAATATAATAAATTCATCTGGACGAGTTACTACTAATAAATTATTAGATATTAATAATAATATAATTACAAATCAAGTTCCTATAAATAATTTACCGCCTTGTTTTACTTTGATTTATATAATGAAAACTTAATTTCTAGTATTTGATAATGATAGATAAATATTTAATTTTATTATGTTTTATTTTAATTGGAATTTTATTTTATAGACAACAAAATATAAATATTGAAAAAATGACAGATGGTGATATTACAACAGATATAATTAAACAATATAATAATGATATAAAATCTATACAAACTATTTCAAATATGGCATCACAAATTAATTCAACAGGTGGTATAACTATAAATGGAGATTTAAAATTATCTGGTAAATTATTAATAGGTCGCACTAATCCTTATACATTTGATGGAGCTAGTAATTTAAATATATCTAATAATACATTTAATTATACATTTAATACCGATGGTACTAATAGTCTTATACCAAGTGGATTAATTATTTCATGGAATAATTTATCTCCACCGCCAGGTTGGTTAATATGTGATGGAACTGCTTCTACACCAGATTTAAAAGGTAAATTTATATTAGGTTCTAATAATAATTTAGGAACAACAGGTGGAACTAGTGCATCCTTATTATTGACTCCAAATATAATACCTCAACACGGTCATTCATTAACTTATAATTCTGATGGATACACTTATTCATTAATGGACCCGTCAATAACTATTAATCCTTATGATGACGCCCATGTTGTTATGGCTGCTCCAGAAGGAGCAGAAGAAGGTGGTAAAGGACAAAATGTTGATGCTAAACAAACTAATTCATATGACCCTAGTCATATTAAAGTTACAGACCGCCATATGCTTGAACCACAATTACCTAAAATTTCAGGAAAACAAAAAATATCAGATGTTTTTGATTTAGGAGGATTATCAGCAAATGCAATGCCAACTTATACACAAGTTCCTATTAATTTAACGCCTCCATATTATGTTCTAATTTATATAATGAAAAAATAATATTTAAAAAATATATTATAATATAATGAATATATTAATTATATTATGTTTAATATTAATTATATTTTTATTTTATAAACAGAATTGTATTATTGAAAAAATGACAGATAATTCTGTTTTATTACTAGATAAATATTTCAATACTCAAATTCAACCAATAAGAGATTTAGCAACAACAATAAATGCAATACAAAATAATACTTTTCAATTTACTAATGATTTAGTAGTTAAAGGAAATATTAATTTAAATAATTGGACTATTTCAGCTACTGGAAATAGTGATTTAAATATTATTAATTCAAAAAATTTATTTCAATTTAGTAATCTATTATTACCATCAAAAAGTATATACTCGTGGAATAGTATAATAATTCCTGATGGGTTTTTATTATGTGATGGAACACCGCCAACACCAGATTTAACAGGTAAATTTATATTAGGGGGAACAACCTCTACCACAAACTTATTCACTTCTGATGGTTCTCAAAATATTACATTAACAGCAAACATGTTACCTATACATAATCATACTGTATCATTTGCCCCTAACGGACAATTACTTACTACCCAATTAATGGGAAATGGGAATAAAATACAATCTAATATTTGTTATGGGGCTCATCATGTAAATTCAGATCGTGTATATACACATATATTTCCAACAATATATAGAAATCCTTTTTCGAGTAAAGATACTAATACAACAACAACTAATAACCCAACAACACCATATTCACAACCAATGTCATTAGCTGATGAAATGCAAAATGCCACAGCAAATAATATGGTTGTAACAGCAAATGCTACTTATGATTTACCATTTACAAATATAACAACAAATTCTACAATTAATATTATGCCTCAATTCCATGTTCTAATTTATATAATGAAAAAATAGTTATTTATAATTTTATGAAATTATAAATAAATATAAGTTAATTTTTTAAATTTAAAATTTTTAATATTGAATTTCCCCTTTAGATTCATCAGTAACGAGTTCATACATAAATAAAATACCTCTTTCTTGAGCCATTTCTTTAAAGGAGCTTCCTTTAGAACTAGTATTGTTATAAGTTTCAGGAATTCCTTCAACAGGACTTTGATTAACATATTGGGTAGCACCATTATTAGATTTAACTGGAATGTTAACATTTAATGGATCATATTTAAAGTGTTCTGCTCTAGAGAAGGGTTTAGAACTATCATATAATTTAAAAATAGCAGATGAACCGACAACAATATTCTTTTCAACACTATTATTATTTACTTCAGCTAGAACAACTGATCTTAATCTATACATATCATTTCCAATTGGTAAATCATCTTCGTACACGACTTGGGTATCATTTAGACGTTCAAATCCAGAAATAGATACTGGCATTCTTGCAACATTGAAAGGTTGAATATCATTAAATTTAAGAACGCTTGTACGTCTGTCAACATAGAAGAATAATACACCTCTAGAATAGATGATATTTGTTTGACGAGGAACCATTACTCCATGTTCAAGGAAGAATTGACTTTGTTCAAGTGCATCTTTAAGAACTACAACATCACTATTTACCATGTTAGGAGGTAATCTTAAATTAATCATAGGAACGCATGAAACAACAGGAACAACATTTTGTTGATAAGGATTAATAGAAGTTACAACTTGATAAATTGGTCTAGTAGTAACAACGGTAGGTCTGAAAGAAAATGCAGATAATAATCTTTTAATGACAACGCCATCAAATCTTCCATATACTAAATCTGGATTATCTTGTTTATTAAGTTTGCACATATCAACATTTCCAATGAATTCACGGAAACTAGTATCATAATATTGACCGTTTCTTAAATGAAGTACAGAGTTCCATAATTGGTTTTGAAGTTGTGCACGGTTTAATAAATCAAGAACAGGAGAACGGCTATCACAAACAACATCATTAGGGTCATTAGTTAAAGCATAGAAAAGTTCATAATCAGGTCTAGTTGTTAAAGCTTCTCCATTGTATCTTGTTTTAACAATGTTTGCAAGATTGGAATGAAGAAAATGGCTTTCAAGAACATCAATCTTAGGAATAAACATAGCAGCAATAACAGGGTGAACGGAATCTCCGGGTCTTTGTCCTAATTCAGGGTGATATTTACCAGTTAAAGCTTCAAAACTGCTATCTCTATATTGTATAGATTGTAATAAAATTTGAGCATGTAGAGGTTTAGAGGATGCATGAAGTTTTAATATTTCTTGTAAATATTTATAATCATTATCGCTAACTTTCATATTTGAACCATAAAAGTCAGTATTAATAGAGCCTAATACTTTCATCATGTTGGTAGAAATAGGAAGAACATCAGGACTTTTCATTCCAACAAGTTCTAATTCGTAGATACGTTGAAATTCAGCAAATTCACTATCAGATAATCCATGTTTAACTTTAAATAATCTAGCTTTATCTAATAAAACATGAAAAGGATATTGACGGTTACTGTATTTTTTACGGATTAATTCAGCAAATTTTCTTGCTTTCTTAGAAATCATTCTATGCTTTTCTTGAAATTGTTGTTCGATTTTATCAACAAGATTTGGGTTGTTAGCATATTTGTCTCTGATTTTTGCAAGGTCTTTTGCATTAACTCCATTTTTATTACTTAACATTCTATCTACTTCGCTATCTGCGGAATCTTCATTTCTATTAGAACGATTTCTATTACTTTTATCTAAACTATCCATATATATATATTGAATTAGAAATTTTTTTTTAAAATTAAAATTTTAAACATTTTTAAATTTGAGTT